AGGACCTAAAAAGGATGGAAGTCCTAGCTTCTTTCAAAGCTATAAAGGTAATGAAGATAATTTACAGTCAATATCTAAACACGGATATTTAATTGCTGCTCCACACATTTCTTTAAAAGTACCTGGGTATGGAGAAATGTCAGGTACGGAGATTAGAACAGCCTTAGGAGATACGTCAAAAACTAGAGAAGAAAAGAAAGAAATATTCCAAGAAATATTTGGGTGGTATTCTGATAAGATGGCAAATTATATATTTGATAAACTAGAAAATAAAATATCTGAAAAATTTAGTAAGGATTGGTGGTTAAATAAACTACTTCAAGAAGATTGTTGGGATGGATATAAGCAAGTAGGAATGAAGAAAAAAGGAAAGAAACTAGTTCCTAACTGCGTGCCTATTAATGAAGGTGGTAATGTATTTGGGACTACTTCTCCAATTGCAAAATCTGATATAGAGCCTACCTTAGAAGTATTTGTAGACAGATTATCTAAATTATTTCCTTCAAAAGCTGCGACCTTTAAACAATTTGAAAAATTAGGTTCTGTAGGTAAAAAGGAATTATCTGGAGATATTGATTTGGCTTATGATGTTAAGAATTTTTTTCCTGACGGAATAACTCCAGATCTTAAAGGGTGGGGATTAGATGAAGCTAAATATAAAGAATTAGTTGCTGGCTTTACTAAAAGAGCTAAAAACGCATCTCCGGAAAAAATTAACTTACGAGCAATTATTGCATTAATAGAAGAAAAAATCGATAATGCTTATGATGATATTGAAGTAGATTCTAAAGGTTCAGGTTCTGGTGCATTATTCTGTAGCATTCAACAATATGATGCAAATAAAAAGCCGTTACCTAAATACGTTCAAACAGATATAAATATAGGTAATTTAGATTGGTTAACATTTAGTTATTATTCTAATACATATTCTGGTAACGTAAAAGGGCTTCACAGAACTCAATTAATGCTTTCTTTATTTGCTAATAAAAATTATACATTCAGTCATGGCGCTGGAGTAGTAAATAAAGAAACTGGTGAAAAGGTAGCTAACAATTCTCAAGAAGCAATTAACTTATTAAATCAAATTTATGACTTTAATTTAGATAGAGATATTTTAAATGATTACTTTAAATTAGAAGAATATATTAAAGCAACATTAACCACGGAAGAATATAATGCTATTATAGATAGATATTTAAAAATATTAGATTCTACCAGAGCAGATATTCCTGATAATTTACAAGATTATTGGATTGCTAATCAATCTAGATTAGGATTAAAGGGTAAATTCTTACCTGCAGATTCTAAGTTAATTCAATATCAAACTTTAAATGAATCAGGGTCAGCTGGCGGTGGAAGAATAAATAGGTCTTTTGTAGAGAAAACTAAAGAAGATTATATTAAAAAAGTATTAAGTAAATTTCCAGGATTTAAAGCTGCAAGAATTTCTGGTTCATATAATACAAGTTCTAAAGAAGATTTTGGCGATATAGATCTTATTGTTATGATTGAAGGGGATGATAAAAAGAAAATAAAGCAAGAGTTAGCAGCATTTTTAAGTTCCTTACCTGATAACGTAATTGTTCCTTTTAAAAGTGAAAAATATAAAGGTAAGAAAACGTTAAGCTCTGGCGAACTTGTTACTATATTATATCCAATAGTTGGTGCTACAGATGAATATATTCAAATAGATAATATAATAGCTATATCAGAGGAAGAATCAAATTTTAAACAAGCATTTTTAGATTATCCAGCTGAGATACAAGGACTTTTATTAGGATTGTCAAAGGCAATTTTATTAGAAGAAGACCCTCAAGAAATATTTAAAAGATTAGGAATAAAAAATGTACCAGAGCTAGGCCCAGATGAAGAATATGAATTTAACTTATCTAGTGTAGCGTTAACATTACGTATAGTTAAGCTATCTTCTGACTTTAAAGAAATAGAAAGAAAGGAAGTATGGAAAACTACTCAATGGAATACTATTAAACAATTGTTTTCTAATTTTAATATTGATGGGTCTTTTGAAGATTTATTATATGACATAGTAAGAAAAGTAAAAAATCCTAGATCTAGAAATAGAATAAAGGGTATATTCAAATCTATGATATCTATTAAAAGTGGAGAAGTAGGCACACCTAAAGGAGTTAATAAGCAAAGAGCATTAGATAAAGTAGCTGATGTTTTATAAAAGGATATAAATATTACTTAATCGATAATTATATAAAAGGTTATGGCAAAAAAATTACAAAACATCAAAGCGATTACGCAGATGATTTCGGGGACACATAAGTCTCAAAACAAAACTACCGTTGGATATAAATCTAAAGAAGAAGAGCGTAAGGTTGGAGATAAGTGGATTGATGAAAACGGAGTAGAATGGGAACAAAAGGAAGGTTATAAAATAAATAATGCTAAAATTTTAGATGCAGTCAGAAATGCTTTAAAATCATATTTATTACCCAAAACATGCCCTAAGTGTAACAATGATATAAAGGATAATAAGTACAATCGAAAAATGTGGAAGATACATAAAATGTGTTTTGATTGTGTTATTGAAATGGAGCATGAACATAGAATTAATGGTACATTTGATGAGTATGCAAAAAATTTAATGAGGCCTAATATTGAAGCTTGGTTAAAAGACGCTAAATCAGAAATAGTAGCAATTAAAGAATTACTGACAAAAGCAGAGTTTGTTAATGGCGACGGTACAGTAGAAAAGTGGGAATCGCCTTGGGCAGGTAAAGAAGATGAATTAGAAAGACTTCTAGAGCAAGACTTTGAAAATATAAAACAACAACTATTAGGAGATACACAAAATGAAGAGATCGGAATTAATTAATTTAATTGGCATAATAAGTATTTTATTATCATTATACTATTATTTTTATGTTATTGCGAAAGATGTAAATACGAACGTATCTGATATTAAAAATCGTATTGAAGAAAGGTCATTACAAAATGACGGCATAGCAAAAAAGCTAGATTCTATTTCTGTTAAAAAGGTAGAGATTATTAATAAAATCGATAACAGAAAAACTACAATCAACAATCTTTTTACTGATATGGAAGATTCTAAACCATTATACGATACAAGTTTAGATGCTGCTATATTATATCTTAGAGAATTTTCAAATAAACAATATTAATATGAAAAAGATAATTATATCAATTTTTTTTAGTATTTTGATGTTTGCGGGATATGCCCAAACAGCAGATACATGTTTTACAAAAACTCAAATAAGAAACATTTACAATAATATTAGAATATTAGAGTTTCGTGATTCCATGCAGCAAGAAATAATTAGTAAATATAAAGATCAAGCTACGGATTATGAGACTTTAAAATATAGTGATAGTATAACAATATCAGGACAGTTTCTTCAAATAAAAAATCTAAAGAAAAATAACGAAGATTTAAACACAATTAATAAATTAGTTAAACCCAAGTGGTATCAGTTACCGGTTGTTGTTTCTATAACTACATTTATAACTACTGTAACGATATTATCACTCTTAAAATAATATTATGGCAGATGTAAATAATTATCAAAATAGAGTTGAGCCAACAAAAAATCTTAAAGATATTATCAGGGACGAGTATAAAAAATGTGCATCTGACCCTGTATATTTTATGAGAAAATATTGTTATATACAACATCCGGTAAAAGGTAAAATGTTATTTGATTTATATCCTTTTCAAGAGCAATGTTTATATGACTTTAGAGATAATGATAGAAATATAATATTAAAGTCTAGGCAGTTAGGTATATCTACATTATCTGCAGGATATACATTATGGTTAATGATCTTTCATGAAGATAAAAACTGCTTAACCATTGCAACAAGACAAGACGTAGCAAGAAACTTAGTAACGAAGGTTAGGGTAATGTATGATAATTTACCTAGCTGGCTTAAACAAAATGCTGAATCTACAGAGCATAATAAATTATCTTTACGATTATCAAATGGTTCTCAAGTTAAAGCATCATCTACATCAGCAAGTGCAGGTCGTTCTGAAGCAGTATCATTACTTATAATAGATGAAGCTGCATTTATCGATTCAAATACAATCGAAGAACTTTGGGGTGGTTTGCAACAAACAATGGCTACGGGTGGTAAATGTATTATGTTATCTACACCTAATGGTATGGGTAACTTTTTCCATCGTATGTGGCAAAGAGCCGAATCTGGAGAGAACAATTTCCATACTATTAAATTACATTGGACAGTACATCCAGATAGAGATGAACGTTGGAGACAAGATCAAACAGCGGAGTTAGGTGAAAAATTAGCAGCTCAAGAATGTGATTGTGATTTCTCTACAACAGGTAATACGGTTATTGACCCGCTAATATTAAAATGGTATTGGGAAGAATCTGGGTTTATTTGTGACCCTATAGAAAAACGAGGATTTGATGGTAATATGTGGGTATGGAAATATCCTGATATTACAAAATCATATATGGTTATTGCTGACGTTTCTCGAGGCGATGCTTCTGACTATTCTTCATTTCATATTATAGAGATTGAAACTGTTGAGCAATGCGCTACATATAAAGGAAAATTAGATCCTAGAGATTATGGAAATTTATTAGTAGCAGTGGCAACAGAATATAATGATGCTTTATTAGTAATAGAAAATTCAAATATAGGATGGGCTGCTATTCAACCAGCTATTGATAGAAACTATGCAAACTTATTTTATAGTAGCTCAGATTTAGCAGTGGTTGATATTCAACAACAAATGGCATCTGGATATGATTTAGCAACTAAATCTAAAATGACTCCAGGATTTTCTCAAACATCGAAAAACAGGCCATTGATTATATCTAAGTTAGTAGAATATATGAGAGATAAGACTCCTATTCTTCGTTGTAAACGAACAATAAACGAACTTCAGAACTTTATTTGGAATTCTTCTAGACCAGAAGCTCAGTATGGTTATAATGATGACTTAGTAATATCTTTAGCAATTGCTCTTTGGGTAAGAGATACCGCTCTTAGATTACGTCAACAAGGATTAGATTTACACAGAAAAACAGTAAATTTAATTGGAAAATCTTCACCAATGTATAGTGCTAATTCTAATACATTATCTCATAAACAATGGTCTATGAATAATGGTAAAGAGGATATAGATCTTTCATGGTTACTTTAAAAAAATAGGGATTATTGAACTTTGATCATAATTATAATAAATAATAAAGTATGTCGTTAATAGATAAATCATTAGGAGCCAGGTTAAGTCGCTTATTTTCAAACAATGTAATTGTGCGAAGGGTAGGTGGCAAAAAATTAAAAGTATTCGATACAGATAAACTACAATCCGTAGGTAATTTAGAACAATCAAAATATGTTGATAGGTTCACTCGTTTACATGGTATTAAGCCTAGCATATCAACATATAATAATAACTACAATTATCAAAGTTCAAGAACAGAGCTTTACACGGATTATGAAATCATGGATATGGATTCGATAATTTGTGCAGCATTAGATATTTATTCAGACGAATCTACAAGAAAAAATGAATATGATCAAATCTTAACAATAAAAAGTTCAGACGAAAATATTAAAAAGATTCTTCATAACTTATTTTATGATATTTTAAATGTAGAGTTTAATTTATGGCCTTGGATAAGAAGTATGAATAAATATGGTGACTTTTATTTATACTTAGATATTAGAGAAGATATTGGTATAGTTAACGTAACACCATTATCTTCATATGAAGTAGTAAGAGAAGAAGGATTAGACCCGAATAACCCATATGATGTAAAATTCTCTGTTATGGGTAATAATAAAGAAAAATATAACAACTATGAAATTGCTCATTTTCGTTTATTGACGGATTCTAATTTTTTACCTTATGGAAAGTCTTTATTAGAGCCAGCTCGTAAAGTTTGGAAGCAATTAACAATGATGGAAGATGCAATGTTAATTTCTAGAATAATGAGAGCTCCAGAAAGACGAATTTTTAAAATAGATGTAGGTAATATACCACCTAACGAAGTTGATAACTATATGCAGCAAATCATGAATAAAATGAAGAAGCAGCCATATATCAATCAACAAACGGGGGAGTACGATTTAAAATTTAATTTAATGAATATGTTGGAAGATTATTATCTTCCTGTAAGAGGTACACAATCTGGTACTGAAATTGATACATTACAAGGAATTGAATGGACAGGTATTGATGATATTGAATACTTAAAGAATAGAATGTTAGCTGGTTTAAAAATACCAAAAGCATTTTTAACTTTTGATGAGGGTATTGGTGGTAAAGCATTATTAGCAGCAGAAGACGTTCGTTTTGCTAGGACAATTGAGCGTATACAGCGAATTGTTGTATCTGAATTAACTAAGTTAGCTGTTATACATTTGTTCGCGCAAGGTTATGATAATGAAGATTTAATTAACTTTGAATTAGGATTGACTACTCCATCTATTGTATATGAGCAAGAATTAATTGCTCTTTGGAAAGAAAAAATAGAATTGGCTACAGCAATTCAAGAATCAAAATTATTATCTGAAGAATGGATATATAAAAATATCTTTAAACTATCTGAAGATGAATGGAGAGATGAACGTGATTCTGTATTAGATGATTTAAAAAATAAATTCCGTCAAAGTCAAATTGAAGATGAAGGTAATGATCCAATATTAACTGGCGAATCATTTGGAACACCACATGATATTGCAACAATGCACGTTTCTAGAAAAACAACGGGACAATCAACAGAAATGCCTGAAGGTGGATGGAAAAATAGTGGTAGACCAATGAAAGGTTCAAGTTACGGCACTGATTCTCATTCTTTAGGAAGAGATCCTATTGGTTCAAAAGGATTTAAACCCGCAATTGATATATCAGTTAAGGAAGCAAAATCTATAGCAGCAAAATTAGGTTTAGTAGTTGATAATGACCTGAAAAAAGGAACGGGTAAAAAATTAATTTTAGAAAGTATTCAGGTAGCTAAAAAGAAAGACTCTGATAAAGGTACATACCTAGATGAATCTAACATTTCTGAATAATTTGTTAGACACTGTAATATTTATAATTGATATGATATATACATAGTACTAATACTATATGAAAAAAATTAAACATAATAAACTTCGAAATACGAATATAATCTTTGAATTATTGATTAGACAGATAACATCTGATATATTAAATAATAAAGATTCTAAAGCTATTGAAATTATTAAAGAGTTTTTTGTAAAAAAGACTACATTAGCACATGAACTTAAATTGTATCAAACCTTATGTAATACAAAAG